TCCTGTCACCTCGACATACTATAGCAGAGAACCGCCATATACTGGCGGTTTTCGCGTTTGTCGCCGGGACTGACTCGGACGAATATAGGACGAAGTTCTGGAAATTGTCTCACCATCCGTTGCAGAAAAAATTCAAGCAATGGATAAAAAAAATTCGGTTTTATCGGAAAGGCGGTACACCCGCGTAAAGGACTGGACTCCCCCGACGTATCATAAGGGGAAGGAGTCGTATGTGGATTTCTATGCGTTTGATCCTGGCACTGGAGGGATGAAACGCAAGAAGGTGATGCTGGGCAGGTTCCGCTCTCAGCGCGAACGCAATGCCTATGCGAAGCAGCTGATGGAGGAACTGACGCAGAAGCTGGTGCGTGGCTGGAACCCGTTCGTGGAAGCGAAGGCGGGGCAGCAGTTCACCTCATGGCCTGAGGTGTGCACCAGGTACAGGCAGTATGTTAACAAGATGTTCAACGATTCTGCCTATCGTGAAGATACGCTTAGGGAGTATCTGTCACGGCTGAAGATGCTGGAGGGATGGGTGGTCAGCTCAGGACTCAACATCTTCTATCCCTATCAGCTGGATGAGTATGCGCTGGCCAAGTTCATGGACTACATACTCATCGAGCGGAACTGCTCGACGCAGACCTATAACAATTACCTTTCGTGGATTCGCACCTTCTGCGGCTGGATGAAGCAGCGCAGGTATATCCACGATGATCCGACAGACGGGCTGCACAGCATCAAGCGTACGACGGCGAAGAACCGGACGGTCATCCCCGATGACGTTCTGGTGAAAGTGAGGAATTACTTGGAGGAACACAACAAGCATTTCCTCTTAGCCGCTTATATTCTGCACTATATGTTCGTCAGGCCGAAGGAAATGTCGAAACTTGTGATTGGGGATTTCCATATCGAGAAGAAGACGCTGGTGCTCCATGGAGACCAGACCAAGAACCGCCAGAGCTCCGTGGTGACACTGCCAGACCACATTGTGAGGCTGATGATAGACCTGAAGGTGTTCGACTATCCGAGCCAATACTACCTGTTCTCTGACAAGTGTATGCCGGGGAAGGGTAGGAGAGACGAGAAGCAGTTCCGTGACTACTGGAACCTGCATGTAAGGAAAGACCTCCGGCTGCCAGCCTGCTACAAGTTCTATTCGCTGAAGGATACGGGCATCACCAACATGCTTCGTGCGAACACTGATCCTTTGAGTGTGAGGGACCAGGCACGCCACTCATCGCTGCTGATCACGAACACCTACACGCCCCTGGACATTAAGGAGGCGAATCCGCTTATCCTTAAGTACAGGGGCGTCTTCTAAAAGAGGGGTTCGCGGTCAAATCGCAAGATTCTCAACGTTGAGTTATAACATCTCGTAGAAGTAACCGGTCATCAGTTTGTCAAGGTTCCCCTCTCTGATATTTGCCTCAATCTTCTCACAAGCATAACGCTTACCTTCGACTATGAATACATTGTCTGCATCGGGGATTGAGTCCGAAAGAAACTTGAAGATATGCTTGACCCGGTGCGAGCATCTGAAACTTAATTTATGTAGTTGCCCGAGATAAAAATCATATTCTCTGAGGTCATTCAGGCTGAAACTCCACTTGCTTCGATTGTTTGATAGCTGTTTCTTAAAGCTGTAGTCGGTAAACGCAAGGTGTACTTGATAGGAATGTTCCGTACCGCCGAAATCATCCGAATGAGCGGTAACGGTCTCTTCTCTTCCATCGAGGAATGCAACACTCATAATGTCAGGTTTCTCATCCTCGTTTATGACGGAAGCGGAACCTTCTACTAGACTCTGAAGTGTCGGTTTGGAATCTTCTTCTCCGCTATTGTTTGGATCCCATGTGCAGAACTGCCCGAAGGGGTTTGAAACGGAAGGGATGCTTATTATGCATGTGTGAGCATACGGACTGACAAGCATATCGTGTGTGTCGAAAACCGTACATTCCACATTTTCCTCAATGTGAGCAGGTGAAATCTTTAGTTTGACACTCTCTGCACCTTCGAACCTATTCAGGGGGTTGAAAGGTGCCACGCGCTTCAGGTCAAAAGACCCGTCGCCGACTTCCCATCCTACGTATGTTTCACCTTTTAATTTGTATATCTTATGCATTTTGACCTCCTCAGAATCATTACTGAAGGCGTTGTTCATGGCATTAGCGCTATCATACTCTTCTGTATACTGAGCTTGGTCTAATATTTCCTTATCGACGACCTCCAGATCGGAATCCTCCATTTCAAATTCAACATTCCTGTTCATGATGCCATCAGCATCGTCTTCTTCCGAGTATTCAGCCTGGAACTCATCCAATGGTGTGATAGTGGTAACCGGATTTTGGACAAAATTGTCAAGAGGAACAAGCCTGAGCGCCCTTTCCCCACTTCTGACAAGAGTACACCCGAAAAAATTCTGGAATTGTCTGAAAAACTCCTTGACAGTCCAATGAGGTATTTTTTTTCCTATATTGCCACGAGAGGCTGATACAACATAGATGTGACTACATGCTGTAGGCAGTACCGACATGTCAATAGTGTAACCCAACTTCGCCGCTATCAGGTTGGCGATATCTATGAGCCTGGGACATTCGCTAATATACGAACAAATTCTGCCAAACAGTGTCCACATATCCGCTAAGTTGACTTTTAAATCATTGGTGTTGTCTAAAATAGGGAATCCATACCCAAAGTGGTTCTCTCCAGCAGTCGAACCGTAGTCTAGTTTTTGTGTTATGTTGATTCCCCATCCCTCTCTTTCTGTAATCACACTGTCTATGTATGTCCCCTCCTGCTCACTTGACATCTTCAGGGATGACACACCACATGCCAATTGGATTTTAACAGATTGTTCTGTGGACTGTATGATACGTGCCGTTCCTTCTATCAGGAGGAAATTGTTACAATAAAGGCGGCAGGCATACTCTTTGAAATCCCTTTTCTTCTCAAACCTTTGTATGTTTCCAAAAAACTTACGGTTCTGCAGGATGGAAAGGGGAATGGACACGTCAAGTGTGTAGGAGTCCGACAAAGTAAAATACGGATTTTCCCTAGTTATCTTGATCTCCTGAGAGCCGTCTGTGATAACCTCGTGGTTATCTAAGAATAGTTTTACTGCCATGACTATTTGTTTTTGAGCATTTTGTTAAGACGCTCCTGCTGTGCATTCAGGCCGTCCGGGCCTGTCAGCACTACCTGGGCGTAGATTGGGTCGTTTAGTCTATCAAGAAGCATTTCTGTGGCTTCGCGATGTGCTTCCACAGCATCGTGGAGTTCTTTATTATCAGTTTGTAAGTTGACTATGGGGGTGACAATCTGACTACCACCTCCTGCGGCCATGGAGCGCGATACATCCTGAGCAGTCAGGCTTCCGACGGTGTTGTTTCGCTGTGCCTGATCGAGGAAGTTGAGGAATGGCAGAATGGCTGGGTTCTGCACGGCCTGATGGTTGGCCACAAACTCGCCTTCGTGTACTACGCCAGCCTCTTGGCGGTATCGTCGGCCACCTGTGAAACCTCCTTCGTAGTAGCCGGCTTCTTCCGTCTGGTGCTGCTTCCTGATGGTGGCCACCTGTAGCATTCCGGCAGCCACAGCAGCAGCTGCTGCTATCGGTGCCAGGATATAGCCGACAAATGGCACCTGTGCGGCAGAAGTGTAGGCGTTTATGGCACCCATGGCCGTGCTTGAGAGTGCCTGTGCTATTTCAATCTTCATGGCACGCTGATTGGCCTTGGTCTTGATAGCTGCTATCTCCTTCTGTTTTTTCTCCTCCAGTTTCTTCCGCTTCTTTTCGTTGTTGCCAGCAGCCTCTATCTGCTTGTCGTAGTTCTTGGTGACCACGGAAACCTCATAGTCCGAACATGCCTGAGCGTAGTTGCTGATGCCACCCAGGATGGAAGACACCGAATCGAACATCACCTGGTATTTCTGTTGCACCTGCTCGATAAATTCAGCGAGGTTCTGAGCTTTGGCGGCCAGATACTCAGCATGTGTCAGTTTATCCTCTTCGTAGAGCTGCTTCAACTGCTCATTGGTGTTCATGTAGTTCGTCAGGTCGCCAGTCCAAGGATTGCTTGTGTTGGCATCCCCGGCTTTATCGCGGGCAACAGCGAGGCCATTGTTCACATTGCTTGTGAACTTATCCTTGTTTGTTTGTGCGGGATTAGACACATATTTCGCCTCAATGGCCAGCTTCGCTCTCTGGTATTCATCTTCCTGCAGCAATTTTTTGTCATAGAGGTCCTTCAGTGCTTTCAGTTCAATGTCACGCTGTACGTCGTTTGACTGATACAGGTATTCGGTCTTTATCTTCAGCAGCCGGTCTTCGAGATTGCGCAACGTTTGTTCCTGATGTTCCCTGTTCTTGTCCTCCAGTTCCCACTCCAGCTGCATCTCCTCCAGCGAACCTTTTATAGCCTGGTCTTTTTTCCACTGCAGGAAATCCATTTCTTCCTGGAAGAGCGCTTCGTTAAGTGCCACTTCATTATGATAGACCTTGCTGTTTTCATCGTGGAAACTTGCCTCCAGCATGGCCATCTTCTGGCGGTGTTCACGCTCTTTTTCCTTCAGCGTCAGTTTGCGGGATTCATCGTCGCCGCGTACTAGAAGCATTTTCTCTTCAGCATCTAGTTTCAGGTATTCTGCACTGCCTTCCTTAAACAAGGCCTTACGCTTCTTGATACCTTCTATCTGAATATCCAGCCGCTTCTTGATATAATCGCGGTAGTTGGTCAGGCCAAGACTATACTTCATGGCTTCATCCGCCAGTTGGTCATCCATCTCGGCTTTCATCTGCCTGCTTTTCTCGCGCAGTTCCTTACGTTCCTCTGCTTCTTGCTTTTTTCTTTCAGCCTCGGCTTTCTTGCGGGCAGCCTCCTGTTTCTTTCTGTCAGCATCGGATACGTATGGGGTATTTTTCTTCTTCTCAGGTTTCACAACGACCTCAGGTAGTGTCACCCCTTTAGTGTTGTTTGCTTTTCCAATGGCTGCACCTACGGCAGCACCTGCAGCAAGCGAGTTTTCTCCATCACCAGCAGGAGGCGGTGAAGAGAATACGTCCTTGACGGTGCGCTTCACATTATTGAAATTAGCGACCGCTGCGTCGGCGATGGCCTTGAAACCCTTACTGTATCCTTCCTTGATCTTACCCCAATCGAGGGTAAAGATTCCCTCGATCACGGTAGCCACTCCGTCAAGTTCGTCGATAAGCAACTTAACGGCTATGGTAATGGTTGTGAAACCTGTCGTGAATGCGGTCACCAACAGTTGGACAATCTTCCTGACGAAGGAGAATTTGTCGTACAGCGACACTGCCCACTTCACGAGGTTAATCATCCATCCAGTAACCTGTGCCAATACTCCTGCCAGTTTTGCACCAGCTTGCTTTAGCATAGACGTGGCTTCGCTGGCACCGCTGATACGGTCACGGTATTTAATGAACAGCACGACGGCAGCGGTTAGTGCGGCGATTACCAGGCCGATAGGACTCATCTTTGTAACCAAATTGAATGCCTCCGTGGCAATCTTCGCAGCTTTAGTGGCCACGGCATGCAGTTTGGTAGCAATCGTAGCCGCATTCACGTATGCTGTGTATGCAACAATACCGATGCCTGCAGCCGCGACTTCTGCCTTATTCTCAGAAATGAATTTCGTTACTGTCGACAAACTTTTGACCAAGAGGGAGAATCCAGTACAGGTGTATTTGACTACAGGAAGCAGTTGTTCACCAAGCTCTATAGTCATCTCGTGGAACTGCTTCTTGCATTTATCCAGTTTGGCTTGTACAGTATTGTTCATCACGCCGAACTCATTGATGACGCTGGTACCCTTCTTGTAGGCATTAGTTGCCAGATTCTGGCGCTCGCGCACATCATCAATCTTATCTGCCATCGTGGAGAGAACACCAACGGCACGCGCACCGTCGAGTCCCATGTCATCGAGCATCTTCATCATCGTCTGCGGATCCTGACTGCGCAGACTGTCGGCCAGATTGAGGATTGCTTGATTAGCGTCTTCGTTGAGCAGACGAGTGAACTCTTTCACCTCCATGCCTGCAATGCGTGCGAATTTTGCCGTGTCGGTCTGCATCTTGGTAAGCATATTGCCAAATGCAGTGCTTGCCATCTCGTCGCGCAGCATGTTCTCATCCATTACGGCACCAAATCCCATGATCTGAGCCTGTGTCAGCCCAAGTTGCTTACCGAACCCTGCTACGCGTGCTGTGAAATCAACAAGGTACCCTGCCTGTGCTGAAGAGTTTTGTGCCAGTTCATTAATGGCAGAACCCGTTGCCAGCATGGCACCTCGAAGTCCCATCCTCTCATCCTCGCCGAAGGCCATAGCCAGTTTACCAATTTGGTCAACGGCTCCCTCTCCGAGGTCGTCACCAAGGGCAACCTTGATTTTGTCAGCAGCATCAACGAAGTCCATCACTCCCTCCTTGGAGGCGATGCCCAGACGTCCCGCAACACCTGCGAGTTGATTCAATTCTTCGCGGCTGGTGCGGGTATCTATTTTCTTCAGATCCTCGTTCAGGTCGCGAACCTGCTCTGCTGCCATGCCTGTATATTTTCGGACGTTGGCCATCTCTTCCTCCATAGTGGCGTAGTCCTGCACAGCCTTACGCATGGTCATGGTCAGGCCGGTAACAGCACCAAGTGCTTGTGTTATAACACCCCAGTTTTTATTAAAGAAATTTACGACACGTCCCAATGCAGGCTCCGTAGCTTTGCTTTCAGATCTGATTTTTGCTAATTCAGTTTTAGCATCTTTCAGAGAAGCCGTGAGTGCATCCCACTGTTTGCTGCCGCGCGCAATGGCACCACTGTCGAGCAGTTTGTTTATATCCTTAATAGTGTCTTTTAGCTGCTTTGGACCGGCAGCAGACATATTATCAAGGGCCTTATCTATACCTTTCAGGCGGTTTTGCGTTAACTCAAGTTTCTTCTCGTATTTCTCGATTTCTTTATTAGCGGCCGCTATGGCCTTGGAATCAAGAGGGTCAATGTTCTTTCGTTTTTCTTTCAGCTCTTTGACCTTCTTGTCCAACTTATCAATCTCCTTCTTAGCCTGCTCGGAGTTGAGCAGGATTTTGGTAATATGGATATGTTCCTGTGATGCCATAAGTAAACTACCTTTGCGAATTACTGTCGCAAAGGTAGTTTACTTTGTATCTCCTTAAAAATACCCTCTAAATGCAAAAGTCTGGCAATTCTCTCCAGTAGATTCAATAGTATGTCTGCAAAACCCTTAATACCATAATATAGAGCTCCTGTTGTTCCTATAGCTACTTTTACGAGGAACAACACCGCCACCGCTATTACCCATAGGATGAATGCCAATGCGCTAATTGTAAAGAACAGTGCTATGAACTCCATACTCAATCCTTTGTTTCTGTTGCAAATATAATTATAAATTTTATATTTTGCAAGGGAATTTCCCTATTTCTTGCATCAAAAGAACCGTTAGTTCTTTTTGCCGTCACCAAAAATCCGCCTGCCTTCACAGGCAGACGGTACATGATTCCTTTTTTAATCTAATAATTGAAAATTTTAACCTCGAATCTAACAACTACAAATTGTGGATAATTCACCGCGCTCGGAGTCATTCACTAACCTTAAATAAATATGATGAAAAAACTATTCACTGTCGCCTCTTTACAAAAGTATTATATCTGATAGTAGAGTGGGGGTTAAAGTTCACGGCTTTCACCTCGTAGCCTTTCGTTCCCCATTTCCACCATAGGAACCTGTGCTTGAATTCTTTCTTGACGGCAATAGCGAGACTGTCCTTAACCGAGTATTTCAGCTTCTTATTGTGAAACTCAAACTCTGCCCAAGCGTCCTTATAATATAAAGGTGCGTTCTCAGAAGAATCTTTTGCCGACAAGTTAACACTGTCCTTGGTTTCCATCCCGGTCTTCTGCAGACTTACCAGTTCCTTCGCGGCTATTCCGACATCTTTCAGCAGCACACGGTCCTCGTCGGTAAGCACCTCCTTGATTTTCTCCACCTCCACGATTTTCTGCGTGATGATCTCCACGCTGTCGCGGATGGTGTCGCGGTGAAGCGGCATATACTGCTGCTGCCACGCCAGTTCTTCACGCAGCATCTCTATCTCCCTTTTCAGTTCCTTGTTGCAGGATGTCAGCATCGCCAGTACCGCTAATAACACGAACAGTAGCAGCGTTTTTTTGCTCTCCAGATGTTTCATAAGCTCTCGATATAATTAATGATTCCTTCTATGTGTAGCCGCTCAATGGCGTGACGGCCTTCGTCGCTCAGCAGGAAGTCCACGTCGTCGCTGTTGTCCTGGAACAGGTTTTCGGTGAGCACGGCCGGGCATGAGGTGCGGGTAAGCACGTAGAGCTTTGCCTCGAAGTCTGGATCACCGTCTGACCAGTCTGCACGGATGGCGTGACGGCTGGAGTGGGGGAGGTTCTTGTCGGCAGCGTTCCATATGCAGGTGGCCAGGGCGTCGGCTTTCGTCTTGCCGGGACTGGTATAGACCGACCATCCGCGGGCGTCGTGCCACTTACCATCGGAACCGACGGCATTGACATGGATGCTGACGTAGATACACTTCGCCTTTCCATATTTCTGGCACATCTCGTTGACGTAGTTCACGCGCATGGCGAGTTCGCGCTGCCGTTCCAGCTTCGAACTCGGTGTCTGCATCTCCTTTGGCAGGTCATCCTTATCGAAATCCACAAACACCCGATAGCCGTATGCCTCCAGCTTGGCCTTCACCTCCCCGACAATCTCGCGGCTGTAGATGTATTCCTTCAGCCGTCCGTCGGGCGACTGTTTACCCGGCTCACGCTTGCGATGGGCCGTGCCGAGGATGATGACAGTTTCCGGATTATTCATACTTCGTCTCCTTTCTCTTTCCTGAAGGCGTTCAGTTCGTTACGGATTTCATTCTTCATGTCACTCACTTTGTTGACCACGTAGATGCTGATGCCGAACAGTCCGAGGGCTGCTGAAAGAGCCTCTCCGATATAGGTCAGGGGACCAGCGCCGATATCCTTTGTTGTCAGGAACGACACGAAAGCCAGCGTAATTGCCGATGCGATAAGTGCCACAGCCGATAAGTGCTGCATCCAGTCTTTTGTATTCTGTTTCATTGCATGAACTGTTTACAGTGCAAAAATACGATTTCCCGAATCATCATAAAAATACGCTACCTTTGCGGAAAAATGGATATTCAGAACATCATCAACGGCATCGCGGAGCAGCTGCAAGGTACGAATGCACTCATTCAGATTCAGGTGGAGGACCAGTATTACATCCGGATTATCGGAGACAGCACGCGACTGTCCGGGTACTCACATGCTTCTGCGGTTCCTGACACCAGGCCATTCCTCTCCTGGATGAAAGAGCAGATCGAGCAGGCTCCCGTCTGCGAGAACACCAAGGTCAGCCACCGGAATGCGCACATGCGGCTCACGGCCTTCCGTCCTGATGTCACGTTTGCCGACATAAACCACAGGTTCCTGATGGACTATGAGACGCACCTTCGAGAGCATGGCTACTCTGTCAATACCATCGCCAAACAGATGCGTATCCTCAGACGCTACCTGAATCTTGCTCTCGACATGGATATCATCACGGCCAATCCTTTCCGCAAATACCGCATTCATATGCAGCCGGGCCACAAGGAAACGCTTACTGAGAAAGAGCTTAGGAAGATTGAAGAAAACCTTCCGTCGCTTACCGCCAAGGAGCAGGAGGTGGCCAAGGCGTTTCTTTTCGCCACATATACCGGCTTGCGTTTCTCGGATCTGCAGCAAGTCACGCCCAGCCACTTCAAGCGCATCAACCGACGGCAATGGCTCATCCTCCAGATGCGGAAGACACATTCCGAAGTCCGCATCCCCGTTTCCACAATCTTCCACGGAAAGGCGGTCGCGTTCTCCCCTCCATTCCGGCTACATTCTAATGCTCAATCCAACCGCCTGCTTGCCCATGTACTTACTCGCTCCGGCATCAGGAAGCACATCACCATGCACTGCGCCCGCCACACCTGCGCCACGTTGCTTATCGCCCGTGGTGTCCCCCTTCCAATCATCCAACATATCTTAGGTCACGCCTCCATCACAACCACCCAGGGCTATTCTGCCATCAAAGACAGCACCATCGAGCACCACATCCGCCGCGCCTTCAGATAATTTTGTCCTGGCCGGACAAGTATCGGAAATCCAAGGCGAAATGGAAAAAAATGATACCGCGATATATCGTGTTGCAGATTCACAAGCCGACTTAAATATTGGTGACGAGTCAGGAAACGTTTTGGTTGAATTTAAAGATGGACATGTTAGAACAAAGGAATTTGACAGCCGTACCATTGATAAATACTTGGAAACAAGGGGGGATAGCTCACAAGCCGACTTAAATATTGGTGATGAAGACGGAAACGTTTTGGTTGAATTTAAAGATGGACATATACGCACGAAATATTTTGACAGTAGGAATGCTGGCGATTCTCTAACGTCAGAGGAACGTGAAATGCTTGACGAAGCGCGTACTAAAATAGTGAACCTAAATAAAGATAGTAAATATCTCAACTTCGCGTTTATAACAGATACCCACGCCGAGGGTCTTTACCAACCCACAATAAGAATAGCCACAGATAGTTTACGGCTTTTCAAGGCATTATGCAATGAGAGGTTTGTTGATTTTGCCGTTCACGGTGGTGATATTATTACCGACTATTGTACAACAAGGGAAGATACCATAAAGGCGTTTGATTCCGTTACATCATATACAGGAGAGATAATGTGTCCAGTATTTTTCACTAAAGGAAACCATGACGGTAACGGAAAATGCTTTCCTCGTGCTGACATGGATAATCTTGATTGGACACATAACACTTATTATGTCGCGTATGCAAGTGGGGATGTAATAGGTTTGAAGGCGGTAACACAATCCACATGGGATGGAGTTTCGGAATTGTTCACATCGAATGTCGCGGATATTACAGAGATACTTACCAACCAGCAATTTTTCATGCTAACCCAGAATGCCATAGATGTGGTGCATGATGAAAACAACAAATTTTCTGGTTACTTTTACAAAGACTATGATGATTATGGCATAAGGATTATTGTTATCAACGCATACGAGGTTCCGACTGAACAAAGTGGAACGGGTAACACCAATTATGATGGTGCTGGCGTTTCTTCTGCTCAAAAAGCATGGCTCAACACCGCATTAAATACTGACAAGAAAGTTATTGTTTTTGGGCATACACCAAATCCAACAGGACTTACCAGTTACTTGCAGAACAAATCAAATTTAATCGCTTACATACACGGACACGAACATCAGGACAGTTATGTAACTAATAATGGTTTCCGAAACATTGGAGTAATTAATGCGTTTGGTACAAGTAAACTTACAAGGTACTATGCTTTTTCCGTATTTACGGTAGATACCGAAAATGGTATTCTATACGAAACGAGAATAGGCACTGGTAGCGATAGAATGTTTAATTTTCTAAATTCATAAATTATGGGAAAAATATTAATAGTTAAAGACGTTGACTATTCCAATGTGGCAGCAGGCCAAGTCAACGTCGAGGGAGAAGGAACAGTTCTTTCTGTTGCGGAAACAATTTCTTTAAACAGCGTCGCTAAGAACCTTAGCAATGGTAATGTACTTGTCCGTTCTTCACAAACGTTCTCTGTTCTTTGTTACAATGTGTCTCAATACGTAGGAGGAACTTTGTCGTACAAGAATGCAATTCGTAACGTTGTTGCCCCAGAAACTTGGATTGTCGGTGCATGTTTCTTTGATGCGAACGGTGATGCAATTGCAAACACATTTGTATCTCATATTTACGGTTCTTCTTCAGAAGGTTCGCAGAAGAACGAAGTGTCAATACCTTCAGGTGCTGTGTCTTTTAAATTATCTTGGAAGGCAGCATTAGGCGCACAAGTAGTTATAGCATATTCATAAGGAATTATAAGAGTAATGCACAGTCGAATGCTGATACTGAAAAATTTGCAATATCAGTATTCGATTAAGCATTCGTTCTCTTATTGTAATCATTCAAATTCAATCTTATAAAACCCTGATTTATGTGCAAGGGAACTCGAAGATGAAGAATAGTTAGTACTAATAATCAGCTTTCCGTTATAGATGAATACACCCTCTGGCTCCTGCGTGAAATCCTCGTCAAGCAGTTCAAGTCTTGCAATCTGGGATTTCTGTATCAAGTCCACGACAATCAGTTGTATATACCCAGCACCACCGCTGCCTCTTCCTATAAATAGTTTTCCTGCGTAAATGGTAGCACCCTGCATATCATTCGCAGGACTGTCAATGAAGTAACTATTCAGAATATTGCTATCTTCAAGAACAACAACCTGAAGAGTGTCACCTGCAACAGCGGTAAATTCTGGAATTCTCATTTCTGTTATCTTGCACCACTTATTTGAACCGTCTGCCTGATACCTTGAATAGAACACCATTCTGTTCCTTACCCTGTCAATCGCCATATTAGCATTGCCAAGGTCATTATTGGTAGTCATTACAGGCAAGTATATCTTCTGAACAAGTACGAAGTCAAATGAAGAATATGTACCAGTTTCCTCATCATATTCTGCAACAACCCTATAAACTTCTTGCGAGCATCTTCCTTGATATTGGCCTGACGGTTCCATATTCACTGTTATGTACAGCAGCGGGAAATAATCAGACTCATCGTAATATAGGTTTCCAAAAGTGCATTGGTTGGCATGGTAGTGAGTCTGCCCACTATGGCTTACTGGATTGTTCCACGTCTGAATCAATGTCTTCGTGGCAAGATTATATATGTAGATATTGCTTTCATAATTCGTAACCATGAAGCAATAGTCACCCCAGTTTGTCGCACTTTGGTGAGCCTGCTTGATGTCTGCCCATTCCGATATATCATAATGATAAGTTCTAAGGTCAATCTTACCTCCCTCGTAAGGTTTGGTAAAGGAAGTGTTCCCCTCTAAGGCTGAAATTCTCTCCGTGTTTGATGTGACGCCATTTGCAATCAAAGCACGGCCATAGACCGCATCAGGTGTGTAATCAGTATTATTAAGGCATTGAATATATAGATATTTGGCAGTCGAAGGAATGTCTCGAATAACAGTCGTTTCGTTCATTGGCAATCTATATCTCCCTGTCTCTCCATCTGCGTAATCAGGATTTCCGCCGCTTGAATACCTATCACTTTTCAACCATGCATAAAAACCTTCGCTTGTAGTTTTAGTAGTAACAACAAAAGTATCGTAATCACCTATCGGTATTACTTTATGCGACCTGCTTACATCTGAACCAGACCATGTGCCTCCTGCTGTAATCATATACGGAGAAGACGGGTAACTATCTAAATCTAATTGAATATTGGAATGTGTGCCTTCGTAGACCTCAGTACCAATCTCCGTAACTTTTTTATTTATTGGTTCGGCAAAACTGATGGATTCGGGGGATCTGTCAGTTCCATTATATACTTTTGTAATATATAAATACATGGCATCTTGCGGAACTACAATACGTAATTCTCTGGTTGGTACTATTCCAATAACAGTTGAGTATCCGTCACAATATAACGGTGTGCCTCCTGCTGCAGGAGTGCCTATACCAGTAAGGAATGTGTAGTTGGCGGTATAACTTCCAGATACCTTTATGACATATTCTTCGTTTGGTTGAACCTTGTAATAAACGAAAGAGTCTCCTTCCCTATTAAGCCATTTGCCGTTAGATGTGCCTATTACGTAGTTTGGCACTCTTGTAAATGCCTTCACCTCGTGTATATCTGTCAAGACATCAGTAGCCTTTTTTTCGACTACATTTACTCGGCTATCCAGTTTTGTCAATTTATAGAAGGCTTGAGGGTTTTGAACCGTACCAGCGTTTTTGTTGCAAAGATACATAAAATGAGCGTTATCAGGAGCGGTAACTATTACCGATTTGTTGCTTTCAACAGCATGTCTCCCACTTTCACCTGTAGCATAGGACGGTCTGCCACCAGCACTATATGATACGTTTGTAAGCCATGCGTAATAACTATTTACTGAAGCATTACCGACAATCATATATTGTTCCCCGCCATTAACAGGAACTGCCCAAAATTGGTGTTCGTTATTTTGTGCGCTCCATACACCGTTTGCATTAATAACATAACCTGTTATAGCGTTCCCTTTGTTGCCAACTTCTTTTGTTGTTGAAATTTCTCCAACCTCATCCACAGCCTCCTGAACCTCATCGATTTGTCCGGCCAGTACAAAACCTTGGTGGGCATCGAGGGCCTTGCCAGATGCGGCGGTTTCTTCGTTCAGGTTGTCAACAGTCTCTATCTCTATTGCTGCTATGGCAGCGTTCATTTCCGATTTTGTCGGATAGTTGTTCAAGGGAACGCTTTCACTACCGCCTTGCTGTTGGGTGTTGTGCCAGGTTCCCTCTACCTCACAATCATAGATCGTGGCAGGAAGCGAGCTTCCCACATAAGCATAGTCGCCCACCTTTGGCGAAGGATATGCTGCGGTTAATGCCGCTTGAGTAGGAAACAAACCTTTTGAGCGGATAGTCCGGCCCTCTACGTTTTCTATTGCATCCTTTACCAAACCGAAGTTCTGATTGACTTGGTTTATAGAACCTCCAAAGGTCCCTGTGCTTGGTACATTATTTAGGTTTTCCATATATCGTTGTTGTTTTGTTTGTTAACCATTATGCCATATTCCACCATCACCATCTTCTCGAATCCAATCAGTAAACCTTAAATACCCATCACCATCAATCCACGGCCCATAACCAGAACTCCAACCACGAGCCGAACTATAAAATTCTTGATATGATGACATAAGTTTATACCCTAACGACATTTCGGCATCATTGTTTTTCCAACCGTAAAATGATTGTTTGTTCTTTTGATACACACCAATGTATGCATAAGTGTCGTCATATTCAACATTTGCATATATGGCCGTGCAAGCAGGACTTGACAAAACAGTGTATTCTTTTTCAAACCCACGAACCTTATCCCTAATTGTTGTTTTAGACGTTGTGTCTTGAAATAAGATATTAGCATTCGAAGGACTTGTGCCACCATAAACTTTATAACCATCATCGCCACGAATAATACCTCCAACAACCTTAATCTTGTCACCTACTGCAACGTCCGCAATTTTTTGCATTTCATCTGCTTTTGTGATTTCTCGATAATGGTCTATCAAACAAACTGTGTTTACATCAAAAAATTCGCATTGGAAAGTCATATATGTGTACGGCTCTATATAACAACCAGTATCCCACAAATTTTCGGTTCTGGCTGTTCCTTGCGAATGACGATAATTCTCAATCACACCGTCTATTTCTATCGAATTTTTTGTGTTGTTAAATATTCTTACTACAGCACCATTATATTTTTGCTCAACAGGAAGTCGTATTCCTAAACCTGTATGTGATGCACTTGCGTCTATTTGAATATTTAATCCTGTTACATCAAGTTTTATATACCTATGTTCGTCGTATGGGTCTGAAGAAGGTGTTGTGCATTGGTTGTAGTTTGCATCATTTATTACAAACAAAGGCGCATACATATTGCCAGAAATAGTAGCGTCGCGAACAGTCATATTTCCTTCGTTGTCAATTCTGAATTTTCCGTAAGGAGATGTTATGTTCTTGAATATGCCACTTGTGGCAAAAATAGCACCGCGTGCAATGATGTTGTTAAGGATGGCCATGCCCCCGTGCGTCACCACGAACTGCGCCATATCATTGGCAAGTTCTGCTGCCGTAGGCTCATAGTTCGGATTTTCTGCATATTTCGCAATCGTATAGTAGGCCTTTCTCATGGAACCGCCACCCCAAATAAACGGACTGTCCGGACTGGTGTAGATGCCCGACATACCGCCTGTCTCGTCCTGCTCCGTCAGAGGCTGGTTGTTACGGTAGTTGCCAACCTTAATCATGTTCGACAGGATCAGACCGCCCAGAATATCGGTACGGCCATTGACGATTGCTTCAAGCAGATAGGTGAAGTTCTGGAAATAGGCCAGCGACTTGTCGTTGTCCTTCGGATGGTTCACCCAGTTATTGAATGGGATGTTGCCCTCGATAAGCTGCAGCTCCATGACGGTGCAGGTAGAGCCGGTAATGGCAAAGGCCGTACCGCTACTTGCAGCAGTGAACTTCACATTATAGCGGTCAACGGTGTTCTTTAAGGTGACAGTTTCAGAGAAACCGCCTACGGAGAAATGCAGTGAAGTTCCCTTACCCTTGAAGGAGAAAACGTATTCCTTGCCCTCCTCCACGCCGCGTTCCAGCGTCTGGGAAAGACTGCCGTTGCTCAATACCGCAGCTGCTCCGGAAGCAGAATCGGGACTTAGAATCACCTCTGCATTTTGGTGTGTCCAATGGTCGAACGGATCGGAATACATTTCGGTACCCTGATTCACGTTTGACAATGGTGCCACGTTCTCGTCCAGGTAGTCACCCGTAAAGCCGCTATTACGCAGAAGGTTGCCGTTGCCGGTACTCAGGTTCCGGGCTATATTCAATGCTTGCGCGGCATTATTGTCAGCTGTCGAAGCGGTTTCGCTTGCTGATTGTGCGTCTTGGCTCGCCTGGCTGGCAGCGTCACTTGCGGCTTCCGCTTCTTGCTGTGCGCTTTGCGCTTCACTTAATGCGTTTCTGGCATCGGTTTGAGCGGCAGAGGCGGTTCCTGCTATCTGGTTTATTACTTGGGAGATGTCGCTGTTGTTAAGAGTTGCCCCGTCAAGCGTACTCCCGCTTGTCATCTTCACTCTTCCCGATATCTCCAAAAGATTCCGGTCAGAGTCGTATTTCACGAAGTTGGAAGGAGTCGGACCCTTTTCGCCTACAAAGAAGTCACCGTAGATGTTGCAATGGAAAAGGCCGTTACGCGGGTCGTAACCCTCATCCTTCACGAACTTGTCTTCAAGATTAAACGAGTTTATGCCCTGGTAGAACTTCTGCGAAGGTGCATCATTGGCCACGGCCGAAAGGATGATGGCCGACTGTCGCTCCTTATGTTCTTCGTTAAGCGGATTCTCCTCCTGACGGTACCCTAATTGTATCACCTCGTCTCCCTCTTCAGGAACACTGCTGCCAGCGGCGCAGACAGTCTTCGACAAGTCAATATAACCCTCGTCGGCATTGTCACCCGTGCTTACGCCAACCACTAATCGCCAGTAGTATTTCGTGCGCAGCATACCGTTGCTGTCGGGTTGCAGGCGGAATGCCTGACAACGTGCCTGGTCGCCCACGATGAACTCCTGGTAAACACGGCGCTTGCCGTCGCTTGTCTCGAAATAGCAGCGGTAGGCGTCGTTCAGTTCCTCCACCCGCGACACCTTCATGGCCCCGGCAGTGATGCCCAGCTCGCCGCCGATATGTTTCAGTTCCAGTATGGTGATGCTCCTGAAGGTGGCAGCCTTGCGGATAGTCAGGAAGTCGAACTCAGCCGTGGAGTTCCCGTCCTCGTCGATGGTCACGGCTCCGCCAGTGCCGAGAGCCCCCGTCGTGAAGTTACCGAAGAAAACGCCTTTCAGGAACGTGATGAAGAAATTGGTCTCATCGTCCTGATCCTTGCGGAGGAAAGAACCGGCCATGCCCCTGATGGCGTACAAGAGTTCAAGGAAGGCGTTACCGATACGGTTGGCCGTATTGGCAAACGTGCGCCGTTCGTCCCTGATGGTTTCGAACAGTTCTCTTAGCCGTTGTATAGTCTCGTTGTCCATTGTTTACGAAATCGAATTCGATGGCAAAATAACGTCAATTCCCATTCCTGTAAAAAGACATCAGAAGCGGTTTGTGCGGATGCCTCCGGAGAACAGTTCGTCGAGGAACGACGACATCAGTCCCTGGTAGGCCTTGCCGTAGAACGCCGACTCCGTGAGGTTCAGCCGGCGGATTGAGTAATAGTATTTCTTGAAGAACCAGTCGCGGGGCATGCGTTTATCGCCTGACGTGAGGGCTGCTTCCTTTCCGGCATTCTTGCCACGCTTCACGGTGACGTGTTCGAACTTCGGACCAAGCATGTGTTTCTCCGACAGTCCAGCACCCACCTGGCGCGATCCGTAGGCGTGCTTGCCCTCTCGGTAGCTGTCACCCATAAACAGCAGGTCGCCCGGGTTGCCATGGTAGAAGCCCTTTCCCACACCGGCAGCCACAAACAGACCATACTGCAGGAACTTGTGCTCGATGGTCGTCACCTGTCCCGTCTTGACCAGTTCCAGGAGTGATCCTTGCAGGGCACCCGAGTCAGTGATGTTCATCTTGGAGATCTTCTCACTCCATATCTCAATCATCATCCTGGACCAGCCACGCTCGTAACGTTCCAACTCTTGTTGGTCGTAATGGAATCCGCTGCCGCTGCTACGACCGTGCTTCCATCTTTCACTTCGCTCTACGGCGAGGTTCTTCATCAGTCCCATGGCGTGCCCTCCTTATTCAAATTCCCACTCACTCTCCAGCTGCTGCTCATCCTCATACTCCATCGACTCCGGCTCATCGTTCTCTACCATGAAGTAGAGACCCGTGACGCCGTTCATGGTGTAGCGGCCGAACTCCTTACTGTATATCTTCTCCACGTTGAGGAAGGTGATATCATCATCTTCATTCTCATGCTGTGCACAATCCCAGATCATGCGGCGCACGAACTGCTGGAACACCTCCCGGCAGAGGTTCAGTTTCTCTTCCCGGTCTTCCATGTCGTCCCACCGGTAGCCGGCGAGTATGAACACGGTATATACACGGCGCTTGAAGTACGAGACACCTTCCGAGTACAGGTTCTGGTCGGTGGTGTCGTCGATCATCACGAAGTTGGCCGTCTTCTGGAACTCCTGCATGACACCCTCGATACTGTCGGGACCAGAGCAGAAAGCGGGCTTGAATCCATGCTCGCGGCACAGGCGGTTCTGCAGGGCCAGCTGCTCAAAGTAGTGTAGTGCGTCGAATATCATTTCTTGTCAAATTTTTCGTGAAACTCCTTGGCCTCGCGGGCCTTCTGGTTCAGTTCCGTCAGCGCACGCCAGCACGGCAGCTGCTTGATGGTCTCTTCCTTGGTGATATCGCCCTCGGTCAGAGCGCGTATCTGTGTATCCATGGCGCCCATCAGGTCCATGTCCATCTCCTCGATATCTGCATCCACCCGGCGGAAGAAGTGCGGCCAGCGTTCAGCGAACACACTCTTCACATGGGCAAACCAGCGCAGTGTACCCATCTGTTCGGCAGGCGAGAGCGACAGTCGCCCGGGGTGTCGGCCATTCCGTCCTATATAGAGGAAGCAGGCCAGCCGCTCTATCATCTCCGGCTTGCCGCTGCTGACGGCCAGCTGGTAGTATTGCTCGGCCATGAGATAGTCGCCGAAAGGGTAGTGGTCGAGGATATCGTCGACCGCCCGACAGCCGTGAATGCGCTCCAGCCGCACATCCATGCCGTCGAACGGGTCGATGAAGTCGAATTGCCGGATCATGCTTTCCACCTGCCAGGCCTCGAGCGTGAACCAGCGGCGCGGCTTCCACCATGCCGGACGAAACCAGCAGCTATACGACTTGGGCTGCTCGCGGCTGAAGCGCATCGTGTCGCCCTCAATGTGGATGCCGCCCATACGGAAGAGCATGTACGTCTTCACCACCGTCAGGTCGTCGAACAGCGAGAGCAGCGTCAGCACATAGCGCAGCTGCTCCTGCGTCATCTTGCGCCACTCGGTAGGCGCAAAGATGTCTATCGAGCCATCAGCCAAAAATGTAGGCCGGTGAGTCCTCAGTGTTCTGAAAAGTTTCATGGTGGTTCACAGGGTATCCGTATTGTCCATAGATGTTGTATGTATTCAGATTGGTGTCGAGCATGCTCAGCAGCCGGCGCACCTTCAGTTTCACGGCCTCATGGTCGCCAGCTATCCAGAGGCTGATAATCTGCCGGCACTGCTGGATGACGGGCTTGTCATCGGCAGTCACCGTGCCGCAGCGCACATGCTCCAGCAGCACCTTCATATACTCGTTGCTCAGCTTCAGCCGCAGCATCTCGTCGGCCTCTCCGATGAGCCGTTGTGCTGCCTGCCACTCCAGGTGCGAGGCCGCGGGGCCCTGCATCTTCTGCAGCATGCGGAAGTCGTAGAACAATGTTTCGATATTCTCCTTTGCCTGGTCGCTCGTGCCCCAGCCGTTTGTCTTACAGAGCAAGTACAGCAGCCGTCCGTGGGCTATCAGCACGCCGTCGCGCAGATGACCAATCAGGGCATCCACGCGCTGCTTCGAGGCCGGTGCCATCTGCTGGGTGCTCACCACGCCGAAGCCGGTGGGAGTCAGCACCAGGTCAAGCTGGCGGAACACGGAGAGGAAGGCGCGGAGTGCCACCAGCTGTTTGACGGCGCCCGTCAGCTGCTCATGATTACCGTCCTCGGCGGCTGACGTTCCCACATAGCCGAGAACGTCAGCCTTCACCTCATCGTAGGCGGAAGCAAAATGCGGCTCCACCTTCTCATATACCTCCACATGCGCGGAGGTCGCCACCGAAAGGATTTTCTCAAATTCAGTCTTACTTATCTCCATATATCAGGCTTTTTATCAGATCAATCATTTCTTCACTGGTATATCCGTGATTGAGGATGTCTTTCAGGTTCTCCAGTTTCTGTTCGGATCCGTCGTCAGTGGTCACCTCCTTCGCATCCGTATTCTCATCGAGGGTGGTGAGCATCAGCATCGGCACGTCGACAGTCACCTTCTCACTCCATCCGTTATAGTGCAGCACCACGTGGTAGGGCTTCATCATCACGTCGTGGAAAGGCTTCTCCAGTGCCTGCTTCATGGTGAACAGCTCGCGCTTGTCAGAGCCGGAGTTGTTCATCTGGCTCTTACCCGGAGTGGCACCAATCAGGTTGGGATGCACGCCGAAGGCAAAGCACAGCGTGTTGGCAGCCTCCTGCATGTCGTCGGCCCAGTCGCCGCCTTCCTTCTTCCCCTGGTTCAGGTTGATGACGCGCACCATGGGGTGCTCCTTGCCCGTCGGGTCCACGTAGTAGCCGCTGATGAGCGCCTTTCCGGCATTCTTCGGGCCGCATACGAAATCAATGATCTGCTGCTTCTCGCGCCTTACGCGTTCCTTGCGCTCATCCTCGTCGGTGATGCCCTCGTTGTCGCACACCATATCCCAGTAGTCATCGTGTACCTCAATCTGCAGTCGCGGTGCCGACGTGTTCTTGATCATGAACCGCTTGCCCAGGCCGATGAGCTCGTAGATGTCGAACCAGGAGTCGCGGAACACGGAGAAGTAGTAGGGGCGGGGGTAGAACTGGCGTCCGGGAGTGGCCATGCGGCACACCACGGCGAACTCACAGTCCTTGCCGTCCTTCGGTGCCGGGCGCTTCATGCCCGTCTTGGGGTCGGGTTCCTTACCCATGCGCACCATCAGGTCGCCTAGCGGATCGTAGAAGTCGAGCAGCGGGATGGCCTCCACCTTTCCGGGGTCGAGGCGGTTGCGTCGCCAGTCGCCATAGAGCACCCAGTCGAACCGCTGGTTGCCTCCCTTGCGGGCAAAGCGGCAGAAGCACATCTCCATGTGGCGCACCTTCACAATCCGGGAATGGTCGCGCGAGAGGATGATACGGGTGATGGTGGTGAAGAAGTACTTCATGTCGGTCGCCTGCTCGAGGAACAGCTCATGCAGCGAGTTACGGAGACAGAACTGCCGTATCTCAGCATCCTGAGTGTCCTTGCGGGTGTCGCGGTCGATGAACCGCATGCCCTGGCCGTAGCAAGCCTGCACGTTGAACATCTGGCACTGCGACGCCACCATGTTCTCGCCCAGGCGCTTCATCACCTCGAAGGGCAGAAGGTCGTCGACACCGAAGGGCACATAGTCGTAGACCACGCCGCCGATGGTTATCTGTACCATGTTCAGGTCTTCCTCGAAATCGTCAACGATGAAATGACTGTCGCGGTAGTCTTCGGCAGGGTTTCCAGCGTCGTTGCCCGAGGCATTCATGATGGCGCTGCCGGGCGCAATGCCGTAGCGTGTCCAGCCGGGCCGGCGTCCGATGGGAACCATCTCATGCTTATTGTTGTCTTCCATAATTCCTAACTACTTAACTAACTACTAAACTAACTACTAACTCTAAAGATATACCGAATGTCCGTTAAATTCAAATATCAGCACGTCGATGACGGCGCGCACCTGTCCGTTAACCGGATTCATCAGTCGGTGGATGCCTCCCCTCCAGTGGCCGGTGAGCGGAATCCATCCGCTGTAGTCCACCTCGTTGCCGTCTTTCTTCCAGGCTTTCAGCAGCACCCGCTGCTTGTATTTCCCGGCGAGGTCCAGCTGCTCCAGCACGTAGTTGATATGTAAGGCCTCATTCTTCATTCTTCACTCTTAACTCTTAACTTAATTGAACGTATGGTCGAAGGTATTGTCGAAGATACGGCCCACGCGGTTCATCTGCAGTACGTTGTGGATGCGCTGCGCATACTGGTAGGAGAAGGTGAAGCGCGGCATGTGGTCGTCGTCGTTGCTGTTGTCGCTCTTCGAGTCGGTAATCACCACCTCCTTGCCGCCGTTGGCACTCGCCACCTGTCCGTTCTCCACGTTCACCACATACACCTCGTCAGAGCGGAACAGGTCGTCGGCCCAGTTCGCCATGGCCGTGCTTAAGATGCCCGTGTCGGCCTTGAATGTGCGCGTCTCCTCGATGAGGTAGTTCCTCAGGTGGCCACCGATGCGGGCCTGCGAACGCTTGTAGTCGGGGCTTACCTGGTGAGTGCCTGTGCAGTAGATGTATTCCCACACGCCGAACGAGTTGTAGAACTCCAGCATCGGTGCGCAGTCAGGTTCCGTCAGGTCCATCTCGAAACGCTGGCGCCGGTTTCCGGCACTGACCGTATAGGCCAGCAGCTGCTTATCCTGTGCAATATAGTTGTCGGGACTCACGTCGATACACGTATAGGTGCTGCTGCCACCTACAACCGTGGCATTCAGTCCACCGACGATCGTACCGTCGTCATATTCTGCCGTTACCTCGACAGTGCTGCTGCCGTAGAACCACAAAAGCTCGCGGCGTCCACGGGCAGTGACCTTCGTACCCATCAGGATGGAGAGGAAGTAGCCGTTGTAGAAATCCTCCGCGTCGATGCCCACGTCGGCCATCGAGTAGAGCACTGTCATCGTGCCCGATACGTTTCCGGCCGTAACCGTCACGCTGCACACCAG